TATAAGATTAGGATTTCTTTTAGAATGGATTCAAAAGAATCTTTTAATATATGATAATACTAAAAAATCAACAGATGGTTCTCTAAATCAAACAGATGAACCAAATGAAATATTTAAAATTGATTCCAACCCAGAAACAAATTTTTGTTTAAGTTTCCCATCTCAAGTATCTGCAGATCCTAAAGTATGTTTAATTCCAAGTAATTACAAATATACTCCTTCTGCTACTTCAACAGAACAAACTACACCTCCACCAACAATAGAATGGAATTTACTTCCTGAATTAAAGGATTACTTTGTTGATGGAAATGAATATGCTGGAAAGATGATGAATATATTTGTTAATATAGATCATACAGCAGGTGTTTTAGATAGAAATTTAGATGCTAATGGTAAAGTTAATTTATTAAAATTCTTAAGTGATTTATTTAACACAATAAATGATGCTTTAGGTAATGTTAATAAAATCGAACCTCAATTTGATTCTGAAGAAAACACGTTGAAATTTATTGAGGGAAGTAGTGTTGAAGGTTTAGAAAAATTAATTAATGATAGGGAAAAAGCAGAAAACAATATGGCTATTTTCCAATCATATGGTATAGGTAGTCCAACAACACCAAATGCTAGTTTTCTCACCAATGTAGATTTCCAAGTCCAGCTTCCTCCAAATATGGCAGCAATGGCAACTATTTCTGCTCAATCAAGAGGTAATATTGTTGGGGAAAATGCTACTGGTTTATCTAAATTAAATGTCGGATTAACTGATAGATTAATTAGTGTAAAATTGGATAAGGATAGCATTGAAGGAGCACAAACAGGTAAAGCAGATCCAAATGCAATATTTATTTCTAATCTACAATTAGCTTCTAAAGTAATAACAGATATGTACGTTAATAGAAAATATGCTAAAGAAAGTGTAGAATCATTACGTTCTTTAAATAGAGATATAGCATTATACTTAACAGGTAATGATGCCATAGATAATAAAATGGCCTCCCCTTTCTTTATTCCTTTTAATCTATCATTAGATATGAAAGGACTATCCGGAATGAGAAATTATGAACGTTTTGGAATCACAGAACAAATATTACCATATAGTTATAGATCGTACAATCCATTAACAAATGAAAATGGAGCTGGAGTTATTGACTTTTTAATTAAGGGTTTATCCCATAGAATTGATAATAATTCTTGGACTACAAAAATTGAAAGTATAAGTGTAAGTTCAACTCGTAAATGGAAAGCTAAAAAATAATGCCTTATTATCCTAAAAATAAAGTCCAAACCAACCTATATACTAATGGTCAAAATTTAGTAAGGGTATCTGACTTGTCAGCTTATACTGGATTCTATTATAAAATATATACGGGCCAATTATTTGTAGGTAAAACCCCAAACTCAAACAGATACCCAGAGGAATTAATAGATATAATCAATATTGTTTCTCCAACAACGGATATTCAAACACAATTAACAACTAATAGAGACCCCAATAATGTTAATTCTGTGTATGTTAGAAACTTACCTAATCAACCAAAACCAAGAAAAGTACCAACACCCTTTTATCCAAAACCCACTCCTAATCAATATATTACGGGTTATTTCGATAGGTATTTTGCTAAACAAGTGAATGATACTAATTTTATTGAAATCGATAAAAAAACGTTTGATGGTATATCATCCCATAGTAGTGAATATTTGTGGGAATTATATAATGTAACTTTAATTCCGTGGCAATTAACAGGAGACGCAGAAAAAGTATATAATACAAATCGTAACCTAGTTAAAATTCAAGAAAAAAATGGTTTTAACGGATTATCAATATTCTTAAAAGATAACTACGTTAAATTCTATAAGGGTAAAGATAATCATATTGATCCTAAACCCAAGTTTGGAGATTTAAAATAATCATATTACATTCCAATCTAAACAGGTTGTAAATGTATTGGTTAATAGAAACAGATAAACAGATAGAATATCTCACTGCTCGAAGGTATAAAGAAGCATTTATTGAAATAATCCCATTTCATAATAATGTTCATCCTGCGATTAATGAGGTGTCATTAGTGTATTTTAAGCCGTCTATAGAACAGAAAGGGTTTATGCTATGTATTGACCATAGCGAGGCATTTAATGTAAGTAAAACGCAAGTAAACGCGTTATTACAAAGTATAGATCGGTTATGGGTGCGTGATAAAAAATCGGCATTATTTTATTTTCAAATCAAAAGCTTGCTCGACGTAAACATACTCATTCCTCCGTATATACAAGAACCAACACAAGCTCACAATATATTATACCAAAAATATCCAAACAAAAAGGATATAAATAAAATTATACCGATAGTTAAACATTATGAAGTATGTGAGAATATTTATAACAAAATTAAACCGGTATTTTCCCAAGAGTTACCCCCATATTTTGAGTTCTACAACAACTATACAACATTAGCTTTTTTTGGGATAGAGAAAAATGGGATTAAATTTGATAAACAATTATTTCAACAACACTTTAACCCAACCAATGAAATATATTCAATTGATGATGACAAGGTTTACACAAATTATAACTTATTTACAACTACTAAACGACCAAGTAATTCTTTTAATGGCATTAATTTTGCCGCATTGAATAAAGATAGCGGGGCACGAGCTAGTTTCATACCGGATAATGATGAATTTGTGGAGCTCGATATTAGTGCATACCATCCTAACCTTGCTGCCAATTTGGTTTCCTTTGATTTTAATGGACAGGATGTCCACCAAGTCTTCGCAGACATGTACCAAACGAGTTATAAAGAAGCAAAAGAATTAACATTCAAACAACTATACGGAGGAGTTTTTAAGGAATATGAACACCTAGAATTCTTCCAAAAAATCAAACAATTTGTGGATAACAACTGGAATGAGTTTAATAATTCAGGACAAGTTAGTGTACCGATTTCAGGTTATTGGCTCGAGAAATCCAAACTCGAGAATATGAATCCACAAAAACTATTTAATTACGTACTACAGAATTTGGAAACATCAACCAATGTATGTATATTATTAGAGTTAAATAAGCTGTTAAGAGGTAAAAAAACAAAATTGGTATTATATACTTATGATAGTTTTTTGTTTGATATGGATAATAGTGAAAACCTAATAGAAGAAATTAATAATATTTTTAAAAATAAAAAGTTACAGACAAAAACAAGTTATGGAAACAGCTACGATTTTAAATAATTATGACTATATGTATGGCGGATACGACTTTGATGTATCCCAAAACAATATAGACGTGAATAATAAGTTATTTTGTACATTCATTAGTGAAGAATATATTGACATTATGGTCAATTCTATTTCCTCGTCCTATGATATAATGTATAACAAAATGTTTGTACTCTTTATTAAGAGCACAGGCGAGTATGTTATTACTTATAATGTAGAACAAGGAAATGTGAATAGCATCCCTGAAAATACTATTCTAGTACATAGAAAGAAAGATAGTAATACCCTTTATACAATTAATGCTTTAAATACCCTAATTAAGTCTCTTAATGGTGGTGTAGTTGACCCTAAATTTAGGATTGATTGGCAGCATTATCGTAATTGTATCCTCCTTACCCAAGGAAATGAAATTAAACAACTCAACACAAAAGTTTATCAAATTATTGAACTTTAAGTTGGTGGTTTAACTCCCGTTTTGTATATTTAACCGTTTTAATAATTAAACTAAAGTTATGGATTTAAATGAAATCAGAAACCGTCTGAACTCTATTCAGACAAAAAACACTCCAAAAACGGAGCGTAAAAATGTGTTTTGGCGACCAGAAATCGGCAAACAAACCATTCGAGTTGTTCCTAATGCGTTCAACAAGTCTAACCCATTTACCGAAGCATTTTTCTACTATGGTATTGGTCCAAAAGTAATGATCTCTCCTACTAATTTTGGTGAGAAAGATCCTATTGCTGAATTCGCAAAACAACTTCGTCAAACTAGCGACAGTGATAACTGGCGTTTGGCTAAAAAGCTTGATGCCAAAATGCGAGTATTTGCCCCAGTTATTGTTCGTGGACAAGAAGACGAAGGTGTTAAATTGTGGCAATTTGGTAAGGAAATGTATATGGACTTCCTAAATCTAGCTGATAATGAAGATGTAGGTGACTTTACTGATGTTGCTACTGGTCGTGATATTACTGTTACTACTGTAGGTCCTGAAGTAACAGGTACTTCTTACAATAAATCATCAATCATGCCTAAGGTTAAAGAAACACCATTGAGCACTGATGCTAATCAAGTAAATGAATGGTTGGAAAATCAACCTAATCCACTTGAAATTTTCAAACGTCACTCATTTGATGAAATGAAAGCAGCCCTCCAAAATTGGTTGTCTCCTGAAGATGAAGCTGAAGAAGGTGATATCATTGATGATGAGAAAGAGGAAGAAGTTGTAGCTACTCCCCAAAAGAATTATGCACTTAAGACACCAGCTCCAAAAGTGAATAAAGCACAACAATTCGATTCATTGTTTGAAGAAGACGACGATTTACCCTTTTAATTAAATCTACATAATGGCAAGAACTAAGAAAAGCGATTCGCTTACGGCGGCTGTATCCAAAGAATTGAAATCAAGTTTTAATCTTGATAAATTCAAGGAGAAAAAAATGCTTAACAACAGCGTTAAGTTTAAACCCCAAGGATGGATCCCTCTATCTTCTGCCTTTCAAGAAGTAACAAGTGTGCCTGGTATTCCAACAGGCCACATTGTTCTTCTTCGTGGACATAGTGATACTGGTAAAACAACTGCTATGATTGAAGCAGCAGTTAATGCTCAAAAAATGGGCATTCTACCAGTATTCATTATTACCGAGATGAAGTGGAATTGGGAACACGCAATCCAAATGGGATTAGAAGTTAATCAAATTGTGGATGAAGAAACAGGTGAAATTGTAGATTATCAAGGTAATTTTATCTATATTGATAGAGAAAACCTTAATTCAATTGAAGATGTAGCTGTATTTATTCTAGATTTGATTGATGAGCAGAAAAAAGGTAATTTACCTTATGATTTGTTGTTTATGTGGGATTCTATTGGATCTATTCCTTGTGAAATGTCACTAAAATCAAATAAAAACAACAATGAATGGAATGCAGGAGCTATGTCTACACAGTTTAGCAACAATGTTAATCAAAAAGTAGTAATGTCTCGTAAAGAATCATCTCCTTATACTAATACTTTGATTTGTGTTAATAAGGTATGGGCTGCTAAAGCCGAAATGCCTATGGGACAACCAAAAATGATGAATAAGGGTGGATTTGCTATGTGGTATGATGCTACATTTGTAGTTACATTTGGTAATATTGCTAATGCAGGAACATCTAAGATTAAAGCAATCAAAGATGGCAAACAAGTAGAATTTGCAAAACGCACTAACCTCCAGATCGATAAAAACCACATTAACGGTATTACTACTAGAGGAAAAATCATTATGACTCCACATGGATTTATTAATGATAGTGATAAAGATTTAAAGGGTTATAAAGACGCACACGCTGCAGAATGGAGTAAAATCCTAGGTGGTATGGATTTCGATATCTTCGAAGAACAAGAATCCCCAGAACCACTAAACCTGTTTCAACAGGAACCAGATTGATTACGAATGGGGTTGGTTTAACTAACCCCAATTCGTATATTTACATTATATAAAAGTTATGAGACAAAAAGATTACCTAAAACTCCTCAACGAAATAAGTGAGGATAATGATACAAAATCATCAAACGAACATGATCGTGTGTTGCTTATTGATGGATTGAATTTATTCTTTAGAAATTTCGCTATGATGAATATTGTCAATCATGATGGTGTTCACATTGGGGGTTTAGGTGGTTTTATCCGTTCAGTCGGTTCACTAATTAATCAAATCCAACCAACAGCAGTTTATGTAGTATTCGATGGAGTTGGTTCTTCTACTAATAGAAAGAACCTTCTCCCCGAATATAAATCTGGAAGACACACCAGCCGAATTACTAACTGGGAGGTATTTGAAAATTTAGATGAAGAACATAACTCTAAAATCGATCAAATTGTAAGATTGATTCATTATTTAAAATGTTTACCTATTAGAACAGTATCTATCGATAAAGCTGAGGCCGATGATATTATTGCTTTTTATAGTCAATATTTAGTTGAAAAATTTAATTCAAAAGTAGTTATTGTATCAAGTGATAAGGATTTTCTCCAATTAATTAATGATGACGTTACCGTTTATCGTCCTATGGAAAAATTGTATTATACAAAATCAACCATAGAAGAAAAATTTGGTGTATTGGCTGAGAATTTTATCCTCTACAAAGTACTAATGGGAGACAATTCAGATAAAATCCCAGGTATTAAAGGATTAGGTGAAAAAGGACTATTTAAAAAATTCCCTGAATTAAAAGAACGCCCATTAACCCTAGATGATATCTATAATATCTCAGCCGAAAAGGTAAAAGAACATGTAGTATACGCTAGAGTGGTTAATGATATTAAACGTTTAGAGACTAATTATAAGTTGATGAACTTAAGCAAACCACTAATAGATGATAATGACGAAAATTTCTTAGAATTTCTTTCAGAAGAACCTACTCCAACTTTGAATATCGAAGCTTTTTTACGATTTTATAATGAAGATGGAATTGGAAATATGATACGAAATATTGATTTCTGGTTGCGAGATAATTTTAAAATACTAAATAGTTTTACACAAAAATAAGTTATGACATTAATTACACTATCACAGTATGGACCTAATTTTCAAACGAAAGTTTTATCCTCATTACTTACTCATAAAGAGTTCCTTGTAAATATTCATGATATTCTAAGTGAAGAATATTTTGATAATCAAGCTCAAAAATGGATTATTAAAGAAATCCTAAAAAATTACGAAAAATATCATACAACTCCTTCAATGGATTTGTTGAAAGTAGAATTAAAAAAATTAGATAATGAAGTTCTTCAAGTTTCAGTAAAAGAACAACTTCGTGAAGC